CTCCAAGGAATGGAGGATGGGACAATACGGGCGTCCATTGGCCCAAGTGGTGGATGGGAGGGCGAAACAGAAGACTCTCCGTTGACCAGACCATTGGTTTTCGCATCCACTAAATTAGAGGACAAAGACTTTCCCTTGCCTCCTGGACGCTTTGAGATATTGGAAATTGAATCACCTTACGATAAACTTGCTTTAAAATTAACAAAATAAACCGATAGATTACCCAAGCATGGCGAGGGGCATGTTTGCTAAACAGAGACACGGGTAAAACCGTCGCAGGTTCGAATCCTGCATCTACTGCCAAAACACGGAAAGCACTGCTGAATGGTCGGCAATTGGGCTTGAACCCCAAGGCTAGGTAAAACTAGGGCGTTCGATTCGTCTGCTTTCCGCCATTTCAAGCCCGTTCCGCAAGGTTCGGGCTTTTTTTTGTGCCCTTTCCGCGTCAAAAAAATGACACAGTATTATTTTTAAACTGTCAAAATCTTGACACGTCGATAAAATGACACATAATTAAAATTTAACTGTCAATATTTTGACAATATGCTATATTCCGGCAAGGTAAAACCTTCACCTGGGGATAGCATTGGCCTGCACCGAAGAAATTCTAGCACAGCTTTACGACGCGCAGCGCAAGATTGCCACCGGAACCAACGTGGTCAAGGTCGTCATTGATGGCGAAGAAACCAGCTTCGGCATCGGCAATCCCTCCCTTCTCGCCGCCCTCATCTCAGGGTGCGAATCAGAACTTAATTCCGAAGAAGTAGCTGACTCTTTTTTCCGTATTCCCACCTCTAAGGGGTTCGGCTCATGATCCTTGATCACCGAGGCCAGCCCTATGCCGCGGCCGCTACCGTCGATCCAATTTATGAGGGGTCTGATATCGGTGGACGCATGTCATTCTGGGGGCTCTCTGGAGTGGGGCCGAATGCCGCACTGGCTGCTGGCGGGGCAACGCTCAGATATCGGGCGCGAACCACCAGGCGCAATAATCTCCTCGTTTCGGGGGCGGTCGATTCATACGTCTCCAACCTCGTCGGAACTGACATCTCTCCCTCATGGGATCTTGATAATCAGGAGCAGAAACAAGAGCTACAGGACGCCTGGGAACGCTCTGCTCATGAAATGGACTATTACGGATCAGTCGATTTCTACGGGCTGCAAGAGCAGGTGGCCTCTTCCATGGTGGTTGATGGCGAGTGCCTTTCCCGGTTCATCACCCTTGGTAAATATTCAGGGAACTTCATTCCCTTTCAGGTTCAAAATCTCGAAGCCGACCACCTCGACGAGAATTACAGCGGTGTCGCCGCCAATGGCAACGAGATCAAACTCGGCATTGAGTGGGCCACTCCAGGACGGCGGGCCGCGTATCACCTCTGGGATGACCACCCCGGCGAAAACTTCCTTTCCAATCGCAACTCCGAACGCCGCCGCGTCCTAGCCTCCGATATTGCCCACACCTTTCGGCCTCTCCGCCCCGGCCAGCAGCGCGGGGGATCTTTCCTCTCATCTCTACTGTCTAAGCTCTACGAGATCGACCAATACGACGACGCTGAGGTGGTCCGCAAGAAGACCGCTGCCATGTGGGGCGGATTCTTCTACAACGATTTCCCCGGAGTCAAGCCGACCGATAAACCGAGGACTTCTGCCCTGGAGCCGGGAACATTCCAGACTCTCACCGGGGGGTGGAAGGTCGCTTTCTCAGAACCGGCCGATGTCGGCGCCAACTACGAAGTATTCATGAAGACCCAGTTCCGCATGATTGCGCGGGGCCTGGGGATCACCTACGAGCAACTGACCGGCGATCTATCTGATGTCAATTTCAGTTCGCTCCGCGCCGGGTTGATAGAGTTCCGCCGCCTGTGCGAGATGATCCGTGTCCGAACGCTGGTTTCCCAGTTCACCCGGCCCACGGTGTTGCGCTGGCTCAAGGTGGGCATGTTGTCAGGGGCGTTCAAAACCATTTCCATGCAGGAATATCTAGCCAACCCTTACCGGTTTCAGCGTATCAATTTCATTCCGCAGGCATGGGACTACGTGAGCCCGGTTGACGACCGCATTGCCGAGCAGATGGATATCCGCAACGGACTGACGACCAGGGAAGAGCGGGTCATGCTTCGCGGTCGCTCCGTTGACAAGATTGACCGGGCCAACAGCGAGCGGAACGCCATCGTGGACAGTTTGGGCCTGGTTTACGATTCTGACCCGCGCAAAACTCAAAAGTCCGGAGCCATGCAGAAGGCTGAACTCGCGGCTGGAGGAGAATACAAAAAATGATCCCTTTGCAGATTACATCCCGGATTTTCAACACGCCGTTGATGATCACCCCTGAAAAACTTGAGGCGATTGTCACCGTTCTCAACCGTGAGACGCTTGAGGATATACGCCTGGATGCGGCTATGGCTTCAGCCTTTTCTCCCGAGTCCCGCGAGCCCAACCAGGGCATCAAGGGCATTGCCGTGGTCCCGGTTATCGGTTCATTGGTTGCCCGTTCTTCAGGGTTTTCCGGTGGGTCTGGCCTGCGGTCCTACGCTTCGATCAAAAAAGACCTCAATTCTGTGATGAACGACCCTGAAATCGGCGGGATCATGCTTGATATCGACTCGCACGGCGGCGAAGTCAGCGGGCTCTTTTCGCTCTGCGAGACGATCCGCGACGTGAGCGCGGTTAAACCGGTATACGGATTCGCCAACGAGTCGGCTTACTCCGCCGGATATGCCCTCCTTGCCGCCTGTGACCGGGTGTTCGTCACCCCCACCTCCGGGGCCGGTTCAGTCGGTTGCCTGATGAAAGTTCCGAACCAAGCGGAAAAGGACAAGAAAGACGGGATGCAATACGAGTTCATCTATTCCGGCAAAAAGAAGGTGGACGGCAACCCGCACGCGCCGATGAGCGATGCGTTCCGGGCCGATATGCAAGCCAAGGTCGACACCCTGCGCGGCATGTTCGCTGAAAAGGTTGATGCGTACCGGGGATTGAAAGCAGGGGACGCCATGAAGACCGAGGCCGGAACCTATCTCGGGGAAGAAATTGTCAAAGTCGGCTTTGCCGATACGGTTGCAACATGGGAAGAGGCGCTGGCCGAGTTGAGCGCAAAAATTAATCAAAACCAGAGGGGGTCAAAGATGACCACACAGGAACGAATGGCTGCGCTCATCGCCAATAATGATGATGCGCCGGAAGCATTGGCCGCGCTAGGGTTTGTCCCGGCCGCCAGTGTGCAAATTAACGAGAGCGAACTGCAGCAGAAGGTTGACGACGCTGTAGCTGCCTCTCTCAAGGAATCGGTTGCCGGTATCCGCGCCGAAGCCGGCATGGTCTGCGAACTCTGCGACCTGGCCGGGATTCCCGATGCTGCCAAGACCGCCGCCAAGTTGATCAAGGACGGCATCACCTTGGAGCAGGCACAGGTGATTGTTCTTGAGGGAAAAGCAGCTGAAGACAAAAAAACGGTGATTGGCTCTGTGGTCGGTAGCGGCACACAGGAGCCAAACACATTTTTGACTCATCTGAAAAGCGTCTATCCTGGCGCGCAAGCTTAACAGTCGGAGGACTGAATAATGGCTGTGATAACTGAACAGGCCCGACTGGGCGATTGGCTGAAGTGGGAATTGGAAGGCTTGATGTCGCGGAAGAAGGTGACCGTTGGCGCGGGTGATCTTGTTTCCGGTACCGTGATGGGGAAAATCACCCTGGGAGCGGCTACCCCGACCGCTTTTGCCACCAACGCGGTCAACACTGGTACTTGCGGAACCGTAACCGTGGGAAAAGGGGCTATCCCGGGAACCTACAAGGTACTCATGATCGAACCTGGGTCCAATGTCGGTACCTTTATTGTGGAAGACCCTAACGGTCTGATTATCGGCAAGGGAGCGGTCGCGGCCGCCTTCTCTGCCGGGGGGATCGGCTTCACCATTGCCGATGGGGCCACTGACTTCATCGCTGGAGAAGGTTTTGACATCGTTGTCGCTGCCGGCACTGGCTACTATATCGCTCTTGATAAAGACGCCACCGATGGATCGTATGTCGCGGCCGGTATCCTGGTGGAGAATGTGGATGCTTCCACCGCCGCCAAAGAGGGTGTGATTATTGACAACAACGCCCGTATCGACACCAGGATGCTTACCTGGAAAGACGCAGAGGCCGGCGACAAGGTTATTGCCCTGGCTACCCTTGAATCTCTCGGCATTGTTGCCGGGGCCATCGGTTAAGGAGGACTTTAGCCATGCCTGAAATTATCAATCCGTTTGACACCGCCGGGTTTAACCTGGTGACCATGACCAAGGGGATCAATGTTATCCCCAACAACTACGGACGAATCCGCGAACTAGGACTTTTCCGTGACGAGGGTATCACCCAGCGCACCGTGGTTTTTGACGAGGACAACGGTGTCCTGAACCTGCTTAAAACCCAGCCGTGGGGGGCTCCTGCTGCCGTCAACAAGCGGGGCAAGGGCAAGACGCGATCCTTCGCTATTCCGCACATCCCGCTGGATGACCGGATCTCTCCTTCCGATTTTCAGGGTGTACGCCAGTTCGATACCGCTGGCCTTCCGGCAACCCTTAATTCCGTGATGGGTAAAGTTCTGGGGGGGATGCGGAACAAGCACGCGATCACCCTTGAGCATTTGCGGATGGGCGCGGTCAAAGGCGTCATCCTCGACTCCGACGCCAGCACGCTTTACGACCTCTTCACCGAGTTCGGCATATCCCAGGAAGTGGTGGATATGGGTTTTGATGTCCAGACAACCGTGGTCATAGACAAGTGCCGGCAAATCTGCCGATACATCGAGGACCATCTCTTTGGTGAAGTCATGACCGGGGTACATTGCCTGTGCGACCGGGTATTTTTCGACGCCCTGATCTCTCACCCCTACGTCGAGAAGTTCTATGTCGGCCACGCTGCATTCCTGAGCAACGCCGGCATCGGCACCGACCCGCGCAAGGGCTTTTTCTTCGGGGGCATCACCTTTGAGGAGTATTCCGGAACCGCAACCGACGCCGACGGGAATGCCAGGCCGTTTATCGCCGAGGGCGAGGCGCATTTCTTCCCCAAAGGCACCATGGGTAGCTTTGTTAATTACTACGCTCCGGCAGACTACATCGAAACGGTCAACACCATGGGCATGCCGCTGTACGCCAAGCAGGTAATGGAGAAAGCCGGCCGGTGGGTCGATGTCTTGACCGAATCCAACCCGTTGCCGCTCTGTCGCCGTCCGGCCTTCCTGGTCAAAGGCACCAACGATTAACCATGACCTATGCCGACCTGACATCTGCTCCGATCCTTGAGGAGTTTGACCGCAGAGCCGAGGATGTTGTTTATAACGGCCTCGGCCTGCGGGCCATTTTCCGATTTGCAGGGGTTGAGGATGTCAGTAACCGGTCGGGGTCGACATCGGCCAGCAAGGGAACGCTGAAGGTACTGAAAACCGACGTTCCAGATCCGGCCTACAGCGACACCGCCGTGATCAACAGTGAAACTTGGAAGGTGATGAACAAACTTCCGGGCGGAGGCATGCACACATTCAAACTGGCCATTGAACGGGCCAGAGGGCGGGTGATGTAATGTCTACCGTCTCTTTAAAGATCAATGACTTTGCCGGCTTCCAGTCGTCTCTCAATAAATCGAGAGAGACAATCAGGAAAGCGGCGATCAACGCGGCCAAAGTCGAGGCGTACCGATTGACACGGGAGCTGCAGCGGGAGATCCGTGAAGGAGCGCCCGGGGGAGAGAAGTTCGAACCACTTACCATCCTTCGGGGAATGGGGCAAAAACGATTCACTCCGCTCAAGGGGCTAGCTAGGGTGCCGAAGTATGCCGTTATGAGGAAGGGGAGTGATACCAAAATCATGTTTGGTTTTTTGGGCATCAAAAGTTCACGCAAATATTCCGAGCTAGCGACCAAACTCCAGGATGGTTTTTCAACCCCTTCCGACTCGCCGACACCGGTGGGGAGCACTTATCGGAAGTTGTTCGCCACCATCGGCGGCAGGCTCAAAAGCAAGGCAATCAAGAAGTATTTTTTTCTCAGGAAAACCACGGTCAAGCTCGTCACGCCAAAACGTATGATCATCGTCCCTTTCTGGCGTGCGCATCGTAGCGAGGCCGAGGCCAATGTGGTTTCCAACTTTGAGCGGAAGCTACGGGGTGAGCGGATATGAACAACACCACCTTGAAAGATGCGATACTCGCCGCCCTGGTAGGCTCAACGGCTTTGCAGGCGTGGAGCCAAGGGTATTTCAACCAGCAGGTATCGGTATTTGATGGGATTGAACGTAATCAACTACCAGACCCATTGGATGAAGCGGCCAGCGTTTCCGGGGATTACCCCTTTATCGCCGTTGACCTCGATACCAAGGAAAGCGGCCCGGGTTCTGAAATCGAAGCGGTCGAGGTTTCTTTCTTCGCCGCCCTGTTGGATGACCACAAATATGACGCCTCCTCCTTTCCGCTGATCCGCTTGCCTGGAATCAAAAAGCGAGAGGCAATGCGGCTCTTGCTGCTGGCCGCCGTGAAAGGAGTTGATCTGGACGGCGGAAGAATCACCACCATTGAAAGCGTCAACCTGCCGGTTGAGTATTTCCCGGAGTTTGCTGTTGATATCACCATCCGGATAGAGCGTCCGTATGTGTTCAGGGATAACAATTTTGAATAAAAGGAGTTTGCCATGGCTGTAAATTATGTACTCGCGGCGGATGCCGCCGTGGTCCTTGGCTACAAAGGGACTAATGAGGCTGTCGTTAAAGGTTTGAATAAACTTTCCCTCCCCGGAGCGGAGCGGACCGTGCTTTCCTTCGAGGAATTCCGCAATGAATTTTCCCGAGAGTTCACGGGGGCAGGCAAGTACAACGAAATAACCGGTGGAGGCCAGTATGTCTTGGGTGACACAGACGGCCAGGATGCTTTGCGTGACGGCTGGATGACCAGGAAAGTGTACACGGGCGCTGAACTGATGTGCTTCCTGGATATGGAGAATTTCTTCACCACCGACCTTGCCAACGATCCTTCTTCCGGTATTCAGGTTGCATCTGTTGCCAGCGGAGAGGCCGGTAAAAATGACGCCTATCCATTTACCTTCAAGCTGGTACCGAATGGCCGGCTGGCTATTTATTCGGCGCACTTGACCGAAGATGCTACGCCCACCTTAGCCTTTGTGACCTCTGGCGGTACCAAGATTACTGACAGCACTAACCGGCTCGTCACTGCCGGATTTAAAGAGGGGATGACCTTGCTGATTATCGGCTCCACCAGCAATGACGGGGTAGCGGCATTGATCGGCACCGTCGCGGCCGGCGAGATGGCATTGACCGTAAAGGTCGGCACCTTGGCCGCTGAAACAGGCATAGAGAACATGGAACTGCATGGGGGCCGCTTCTAATGCCGACCGCTGATAAGAAAATAAAGGCATGGTTCGACTGGGAGGGAGATCCCGACAAAGCGCGGGTTGAGTTCTCCCTGTTGACCGACCAGGACATGGCCGAGGTCAGGTCAGCATCGCAAACGCAGCGGAGATTTTTCAATCAGGAGAAGGCAGAATTTGAACTGGAGCTTCGCACTAATCTGGCGATAGACCGCAAAGAGTCGGCTCTAAGGGCCACCTCAGCATGGGAAAACTTCTTTGGCGCCGACCGCAAGCCGATGGAGTGCACCAGGGACAACATCGAGTTCTGGTCCTGCAATTCCGGGTTTATGGAATTTCTGTTCAAGTGCCAGGCCAAGCTCCGAGAGGATGCCGCCAAGCAGCAGGAGGAAGCCAGAAAAAACTCCTAGCGGTGGCTGAATGGCTTTCCGTGGTGGGCCGAGACACTTGCGAGGATTGCCGGGAAACCTACCGGCGTTCCTCAACTCCAACCAGGTGGGACCCAAACCCGGAAAAGAAAGAGCCACCGTGCAGCAAGTGCAAGCCCGAGTTTCACCCCTTGAATATGGATGCGACCATTCTCTATTCAAGGGTGTCAGGACAATGGAATTACCACCCGACCAGCGGCAGGGCGACCAGTTTGAAAACCTCTGAAATCGAGTCTGAAATGCGGATCTTGCAGGTCAAAAAAAGCGATAGACGGGAGCTGTTGGACGCGGTCAGGGCGATTGCGGCCACGGTCTGCAAATGTTGGGATGCCGAAAGCGAACGGTTGAGGAACAAAAAGTAATGGCTGAACTGAAAGTAGACCTCATCGTCAACGACAAGGGTAATATCGTCATCCAGAAGTTCGGGATGAATGCCCAAAAAACCTTTTACGAGGCCGCTGGGTCTGCCAAGGCATATTCGGCAGCACTGGACAAGGCGAACGCCTCCACAAGCAAGCTTAGTGCCGTTTCGGGAGCGGCAGACAAGGCCGGAAACTCCTTTTTCACCTGGGGGAACATCGCGCGCGGAACCCTGACCTATCTGGCGATATCGGGGGTGTCGCAGGTCGCCGCCTTCGGGAAGTCAGCCTTTGATGTCACGATCCAGATCGATTCGCTGCAGCGCTCCTTTACTGCTATCACCGGTAGCCAGGCGGGAATGCGGCAAGAGATGGATTTCTTGCGGAACACCGCCGAAGGGACCGGGCAAAATATGTACTCCCTGGCTGAAAGTTACAAGATGCTTTCGGCCTCGACGCAGAACACCAGGTTGGAAGGGGAAAAAACAAAAGACTTGTTTGTAGCCATGACCGAGGCCGCTTCTGTCCTTGGATTGTCGTCTGACCGGGTGACGTTGGCCATGAATGCCTTTTCGCAGATGGCGTCAAAGGGAACCGTCCAGATGGAGGAGTTGCGCGGGCAGTTGGGCGACCATCTTCCCGGAGCCGTCAGAATTGCAGCGGAAGCCCTCGGGGTAACAACCTCACGGTTAATGGAAATGATGAAGAACGGGGAGGTACTGGCCGAAGACCTTCTTCCCAAGATGGCCCGAGAACTCCATAAACTTTACGGGACGGCCGCTCAGGCCGCATCCCTTGAGAGCGGCCAAGCCGCGGTCAATCAGTTGAGCCAGGAATGGACCGATTTCAAACTCAATATCACCGACGCATCGGCGATCATTGCCACGATCCACGGGATCACCAATGCACTGAAGTTCCTGAACGCCGAGGCGGGTAAAAACGTCACTATCGGAATGCCAGGAATAACCTCGGCTGCAGACGATATCACCGCGATTGAATTGCAGGTCAAGCGGGCCGCGTACCTCAAAAAAGAGATAGCAAGTATTCAAGGGAAGGTTTCACAGGTCCAAGGAAACACGAGCATGCTTCCTGGTGTAAAATCTGATTCTCTCAAGGAATATAGCGCCACTTTGCAAGAACTCCAAAAAGAACTCTCTTCGCTTGAGAAGGTAAAGTCTTACCCATTCCTTTCAGGTGACGCCATCGGCAAAGTAGATGTCATGTCAGAGGCATTGGGCAAGCACGCTTTCATGATGCAAGGGGTTTCCCGTCAGTCTGAAAGCTCGATGAAGATTACCCAAAAAGACATCGAGTTAAAAAATAAATACATCCAGACAGCAGAGCAAGCCCTTCAGGTTGATCGGGATGCCGCCCTAGCTGGAACGAACGACCCGTCCGAACGATTGAGAATCCAAACGGTCTACCAGGAAAAACTGAACGACCTGAAAGAGAAAGAAGCAAAGCGCGGAGCTGCTGCCGCCCTCAAGGCAGAGCGCGCCGAGCTCACCCAACTCAACGCTCTGATCAAAAATTACACCAACGAGGCCAAGGACGCAGCAAAGGGAGCAGCGGAATGGAACCGGGAAGCTGAACAGTCTATCAGCGGCATGGAGCGGTTGAACGACGAGTATGCCACTGCCGGGATGAGCGAACTTGACAAGCTGATGTATGAGCAGGGGGTAGCGTTCCGGGAAGCCAAGGAAGAAATCGACGCCTACCAAAAGACGGTGGGAGAGGTTGACGCCAAGGGTGCCGCCCTGGCAGCTCAGTATCAACTTGCCTCTGCCCGCGTTGACGAAGCGCAAAAGAAACTTTCCTCCAATCCTGCCGGGACCAGCGAGCAGGACATGAACAAGATCCACGCACTCACCGATGCCCGCGACGACCTAAAAAAAGCGCTGGTTGATCAGACCGATATCCAGGCAAAGCTAAATGCACTCAACGCGGATGGAACACTTACCGAAGAAAAACTCACAGCTGCCATTTACGGGACAAAAGATGCCATCGAAAGTCAGCGCCAAGCGATGATATCTGGCCTCAAAGATAGTGATGACTTCTTTGACAACTTCAAGGCCGGTTCACTTGAGTTTGCATATGACTCGCAATCAATGGGAAGTTCCGTCGCCGACGCGATCAGTGGTGGATTCCAATCAGCAACCGATGCGCTGGCTGATTTTGTGACCACGGGAAAACTTGATTTTAGTGACTTCGCGAATTCTATTATTTCCGACTTGGCCAGGATTGCTATCCAGCAGAATATCACAGGAGTGCTTGCATCCTCGATTGGATCTTTATTTGGTAGTAGTGATGTAGCGTCTTATGGGACAAATACAGGGCAATTGCTAGGGAGTGCTAAAGGAAACGTCTTCAACTCTCCAACTCTCAGTGCCTACTCTAATAGCATAGTGTCTCGGCCCACTGTATTTGCTTTCGCGAGTGGAGCGGGGATCATGGGTGAGGATGGAGATGAAGCGATCATGCCCCTGAAGCGAAACAGCAATGGGGAACTCGGGGTTTCAGGTTCATCAAGCGGGGGGTTAGTAGTGAATATTTATGCGCCTTCAGGGACCACGGCCAAACAGGAACAGCGGCAAGAGAACGGGGTAAACATCGTGGACGTGATGTTCGAGCAGATGGAAAATAAGATGTGGACTAACGTAGCGCGGGGAGGAGGCATCGGGGCACAAACCCTTCAACAGACCTTTGGCCTTAACCGGGCTGTGGGGGCGTACTGATGGCGTCCTGGCCCACCACTCTCCCCGAATTATTGGTCAGTGGCTACTCGCTCAAACCGGTGAGCACCGTCATTAAAACCGATTTCGAGGCTGGCAACAAACGAACCCGCCGTCGA